GATGGTAAATAGTAATAAATAATGTTTTTCCCGTAAAATGACGGCAAAATGGACGGCAATTTATCAAGGTTGTATTACTTTCTTTTGTTTTTTATTGTAGTATATTTGACGCAAATAAAAAAGAGGGCGGTTTCCCGCCCGTTTTAATTTGCTTTGCAGAACCACATTCGGAGTGCCAGCATTGCTCTATGTACACTTTGCACGTTATGAATTTTCCATCCTAAATATATTTTCCATCGGTATTTTGTGTTCAGGATCCGCATGGAATTATATACTTTCCAATGTTTCAGATCCCGCGTAACAAGTATATTCCTCTCAAATTCTCCCGCCTTATAGTCATCAATAACCACAATATCTTCCGGATTGATTGTCGCTCCAAACCAGTCTATTGCAAAACCATATGCACAGTTTCTCATTAACCAAAACACACGGCAGCAATACCTCTTCAATCTATCAATCAGCGGTAACGGTGCAATGTTGATTGACCGTTTTATTATTCGTCCGTAGTCCGGATCATATCGTTTCTCCGCCCAGTAGTATTTATAGAAATCATACCGCATCCAATCTGGTACATATTTTGTTATGCAGTCTTCACTGTCGCATGAATCATCAAATGTCTGCCACTTCCTTAAGAATCCGTGCAATTCACCGTTTTCATCGGCAAACAACACTACAATTGGATTGGTGATATAGCAGATTATCATAATGAGTAATTGCAACGGTGCATATAAAAACCAAACCATCTCATATAATCCTCCTTGAGTAGTAATAAAACTAATTTCTCGCAACAAGGAATCCTGCTATAAATGCCAATGGTGTTCCTATTGCCCATGCGTCACGTTGTCTTTTTGCCAGTCTCAATTTGTGTTTCAACTCGTCGATTTCTTTCTTCAACAATTCTAATTCTTTCTTGCACTCGTTGATTTCTTTCTTCGCTTCTGCCAATGAGATCTTCGCACTGTTTAAGGATAACTTGATTCTGCCCAATTCCATTTCTAAGCTGTTGCATTTCTTGAGTAACCTCTCGGCTTGTTCCCGTTGCTCGTTCGAGTTCAGCGTCAACATGCTCAAGTTCTGTTTCAGCATCGCTAATTCTGTCATCTGCTCTGTCCAGTCCGTTTTGAAGTCGTTCCATTCTTGGACTGTTATTGTGATGTATTCCGTAGTCTCCTCGGCTTGCAATAAAAACGATGGAGAAAATAACAAGAATGCACAAAATAATACTTTTGTAATGTATTTTGACAAAATTGTACACATTATCAGTCCTCCTCATCTTTTACACAAACATTTTCCCACTTTTTATATGCATCAAGATATGTTTCTTTTTTGTCTCCGTTGTATGTGACTTCGTAGTACATTCCGTCTGATATTGTTGTGCTTACCAACGCTTTCCAGTTCTGTAATGTTTTACTAAACCATACGATAAAAACTTCACTTTCTTTCAGTTTTTTATTATCTGTTATCTCTACATGTTCATTGTAGTAATCGATAACAATCTGTTTTGCTTTTTCCTGATAGTTCATTTTTTATCCCTCCAGATTCATTACATATTCATAAGTAGCAGTGGCTCTATTTGCGTAACCCTCTGCGTATTCTTCACAGCTTGCCGCGTATGCATACTGTTCTCTGAATAATTCATAGATTACATTGATGTCCCGCAGGTCATATCCTCTTTCTTGTCTCCGCATTAAGAAGTTTCTCACTACCGTTTCAGATGTCGGGCACCACATACCGGAATATATAGTGCAGCGTGTATCATCAAGATCAGGGACTTCCCAGAGTGTTTCTACATAGTCTTCACAGTCTTCGGCAAGCATATCGAGCTGTGCTTGCTGTCCTTCATCACTCATCAAGAGTTCTTTCAGCGCCCAGAGATCGCCGGAATATCTCAAATCAGAATAACTTCGGTAAGCATAATGCGCTCCGCCGGAAATGTTTTCTAATAGTCTGTTAGCCCTTTCTCCTTCCCATTGACTTACGCCGATTGATGGATAATCTCCAGCAGTTGAGCAAGAAACGGAGCCGTAGTCTCCTTCAATTCCTGTCTCAATTATCCCCTTCGCTATTTCCCTTGCCAGTTCTTCTTTCGTCATTTTTTCCTCCTGTAAAAAAGAACGGTGGTTTTCCATCGTCCTTTTCGAATACATCCGGTATTTTATTGTTGTCTTTATCAACGAACATTTTACCGATTCCGACTATACCGCCGACCGCTCCTGCAGACAGTAGCATGGTGATGAACAGTCTTAGTTCCGGCTCATTTCCTTTTCCTGTGATCAGCCAGTCAGCAACGGTCATCAGAATATAGAGAAAAATGCAGAAAATACAAATTACCGCATAGAGTATTGCCCAGTATAGCAGCGGGGCATTCAGCTTCCGGAAATAGCTTTTGGCTTTTCTCCAGAGTGATTTTAATTTTTTCATTTCACACCGCCCTTCCGATTAATGCGATAACCACTGAGATAATAGTCGAGATCAAGCCAGCTACTTTATAGATGTTGTCAATTCTATTGTGAGCTGATGCTGCGGTTTGTTCAGATCGTGCCTGCGCAATTTGCAATGCAGTAATTTCAGGGAGCATTCTAACGAGCATGTCAAGTTTTTCTTCCATTTTTGCCATCCGTTCTACAAATTGCATTGTTATTTTTTCTCCGTCATTTCTTTCCATTGTGCACCTCCTTATTATTTAATACGCTTCCAAAAATGCACTTTGTACGCCGGCGGCTGTACAGTGCTTGATTTTCCGTAAATATTGTTTGATTTTGAAGCATCCAATCTAACTCTTAGTGCAGATTTATTTCCAGGAAAGATATCCCCCATTGATGGAATTCTTTCTTGCATGTCATCCATATAAGCCATCCCGTCTGCTCCGCCAAACCCTGTTCTATCGCTATATCCAATAATGCTACCAGTTATATTTGGTAACCCTGCTTCTATTGTTACGCCGGCGCCACTTGATGTACCTTGCAGCACTTTATCCTGTGCAATTTCTTCCCATTGCGCCAGCCCGTCTGCTTCACCCGGTTTTATCGCATCGTCCGTTGCTGTTGTAACGATTATGCCGATCGGATAGAGTATGTCTATCATTGCTTTCATTCTCTTGTCTACTACCCTGAATTTTGCACTTCCATCTGTTATTTCCCGCATTTTGTTTACTCCTTTCAATCGTTTGTTAAATATACTAAACACGCAACAGATTCATGTCCTGGCGATGTAGTATATTCATCCGTATAACTGAGATATAGTTTACCGTCTGTATTTATTGTCAATCGTACAGCTTTACCGTTGCTGTTGTTTATAGGGGCATAAAATTCAAGATTTATAAATGATTTTGGTAGCCCCGATGCAATTTCAATGAGACCTTCCTTTGCACTTTTCATTCGTACAAAAAGATGCACTATGTTTTTTATTTTTACACACGATAAATTTTCGATGTACTGTGAGTCTATAGTCGCATTAATTGTTTCCATCTTTCCGTAATTATTGAGTTTTTCATCGACATATTCTTTTGCAGTTACCGTCTTGACCGTCCACTTCACGCTTCCATCATTAACTTCTACCCCCCCCGATATAGTTGACAAATTAGGTTCGGTATTTCCCGTGGTTCCCGCCTGCGTGCACTCGAGTACGTACTGTTCTCCCAATTTCGGAACTTTTACCATATCACCTATTTTATAAGCTGTGTTTCTTTGGAGAAGAAACGGACTTACTACCATGTTTTCACGGTTTTTCACGAATTCTGTAGTGGCCACATTTTTACTTTTGTCACCTGCTTCTACTGTGGGCGCTGTCATCTTACTTGTTGCTTCTACTGTGGGCGCTGTCATCTTACTTGTTGCTTCTATGATTTTTGCCCTTAACGCCTTCCATACTTTCCCTATAACTCCGATTTCTCCTTCTTCGTTTGCTCTTGGCGTCACATTTCTTGTACTCATTTTCATGCTCCTTTCGGTATAATATTCCCCACTCCGTCCAATTCCCATAAAGCCGAATGTAACGGGTTAATTGCCGGGATCAGATTTCCGTCTTCATCTAATTCAAAAAAGTCATCTTTGTAATTTGTCAAGCATACCCAGTTATTTGATTTATCCGGTATTTCTCCTTTGACGTTTTTCCCAACACATCTATATGTATTTCCGTCTATATAAGCTACGGTCTGCGGGAATGAGTATGTTTTATTTTTATCCCAGGCGTTGACTTGTTCTGAAATGGACGCCAATGCAGCCTGGACTTCATTCTTATACCCCGCTGCACTCTGTTCACTTACACTTGCGCCGGCAGCGCTGTCTCTTGCATCCATCGCCCCTTGTGTGGCAGCCGCGGCATTTTGTGCCGCAACAGCAGCACTCTCTTCCGCTTCACCCGCGCTCACTTCCGCCTTTTCCGCCTGCTCTTTCGCTTTTGATGCATTTTCTTCTGATACGACCACAGCAGCTTCCGCTCTCGTCAATGATTTTTCTACAGCTCCTTTTATCACTTTTGAGAAATTGGAGTTTTCTAACCTCCCTTTCCCCCATACAAGCGCCTCTCCTTCTTGCGGATAAGGAAGTATTGCTGAGAAGTCTTTCATGTCTGCCGCATCCGGGAGTGTGATTTGTCTTTTGTTTACTCCCAATAAATCCTGCAGGATCATTGTGATTTTATCCAAGGCTTTTTCTATAACGGTGAACGGCCATTTATTTCCTAAGGTTATTTCTTGTGTGACAGGTACCTCTCTTTTTATGATTAACTGCCATCCTTTTTGCAATTTTGGCGGACGTTCATTTTCCGCCGGTTCTTCTCCTGGCGGATACCCTGGATATTTTACTGTCATTTTATCTAAGTCTACAAAGTAGTCTTTTTTCAGGATTGTTTCATTTTTATCTTCATCCGCAATAACTACTATGATGTCCGTTTTTTTCAAGACTTTAAAAGGGATGGCGAATTCTTCTGCAGTGCCGTCCCCTTTATATGCGATTCTGTTTTCGCTATTATTTATCACTTCTTTTCTCCTTTCTTCTTTATTCTTCTATCAAATATGATGGAGAACAGGGCTTCCCAGGCTGTGGCGTCTGTGTCTGTTGTGGTGAGACGCGCAATTGCCCACAGTGCATCGGTTAATGTATCGGAAAGTCCTGTTACTTTATTGAATACTTTTGTTCCCGCCTGTCCTACATCTATCCAGTCTTTTTTGTCAGATTTTATTGCCATGGCGGTTTGGAAGACATCTTCAAAGATGTTTAGTCCGGTGACGCTCATTTTTCCTCCGTCACTGTACATTCCCGCGAATAGTGAGTAGAGACCGGGGATTACTTCTCTTGCGACCGGTATACCGCCGATGGGTCCGTTTGACGCAAAGGAATATCCCTGTCTCTGCAAGAAGGAGTATTTATCATTTCCCGTTGCACTATCCACCAATGAACGAAGGGCACCTTCAAATACGGATCCAAGGATGTACCAAAATAGCATTGCCCGCATGAGTTTCATCGGTCCTCTTCCGTCTACAATGTCATATCCCCCTCGGATGAATTGGTTCATTACTAATGATGTAAAGCTGTAAAACGGAAGAAGTTGCGAAAGCAATCTACTCTTGACCACCTCCGGACGGTCTTTCATTTCTCCCGATCCGAATGTTTCTCTTACCATTTTGTCAGCAAGCCTTACTGCTTCTTCGTCCATTTCTGCTACTGTCATAAATGGTTTTTCTATTTGCAGTTGTGCAATGGTATTGTTATATGTCTGGATCCACTCCGGAAGAGAAAGCATAAAGTCTGTTTCTGAAATGAGTGAATAAGCGAATCGGTCTACTTCTTCTTTCACGGCATGCGCTTTCGATGTTAATTTTGAAACATCTTGTTCTTCTTTGAGTTTCAGTCCGCGGGCAAGGTCTCTATCCATGTTTGTAGCACGGTCTCTCATGAACGTTGATTTACTCAGGATGAAGTCTCTCTGCTGGCGGTAGTTTTTCACACCGCCAAGGTAAATCGTAGAGAGTCCTCTTGCCATGTTTAAGGCTCCCATTTTTTCCATAACCAACGGCAGGTTTGCAAAGTTCAACAATGCTGTGGATGTCCTGTAGGCCATGGTGGCCATGGTGAAATTGTGTCTCAGTCTGTTCAGTCGTTGTTCCCATGCTGTCAATTTATCTACGGGATCATGCCAGCAATCGGACGCCCACCTCTGGAGTCTTCTATGTGCATCGACTCCGTATTTCTGTGATATGGCTTCCGCCAGGTCTTTTCTGGATAGGAGTTTATAAATGTCCGCTGTGGTTTCACGCATGGCGATGTGGTTAATAGATTCATTGATGTAGTCAAGATAGACGTCAATGTCTTGTCTAAGATACTGTCCGCCGGAACTTTGCGCGCGGCTTTTCGTGGAGCCCATCCCGATATTGAATGTGGTTCTTCCGAGCATGTCTTTTCTTATGATGTCGTTAATTTCTCTGTCTTTTGTTTTGCTTGTGAGCTCTGCATCATATTTAATTGGGTAGTACATGCCATTGATCTTTCTTCCGTCCGGTAAAATAATTTTCCTCCCCGGCACTTTCCCCAAGGGGATTCCGTACAGATTGTTTTGTACAATGTTTCTTTCGGGCCAGTACGAATTGATGTGCTTCCAAACAGCTTCCACAAAGTCCCAGTCTTTATCATTTAAATATTTGAAGAGGATTTTTTCTATGTTTCTATGATCCAGTCCATAGGTTTCCACCACTCTTTCTCTATTCGAGTCTGTCCCCCAGTTCAGCGCCATGGTGAGGAGTGTTTCTTTGGTCACCATGACGGGTTTGTGGTCAACTTTGTTAATCTCATAGATTTTGTCATTGCGGATTTTTCTGAATGTTTCTCTGTCATAGATGTCCATGACTTTTTTCAGTTCAAGTTCCGCCTGTTCTTTCAGGAGTCTTTTTTTAGCAAAGGCTTTATCCATCATCTTATAGATCATGTCATAGGTCTTTGGTCCCATGCGTTCTATGATGATTTCCGGGAGTGCCAGATCCGCCACCCATTTCCCCACTTCTTTTTTTGTCTTTTTCCACTTTTTCTCTGCCAGTTTTTTATAGAGTGGATTTTCTTTTTCTGCTTTGATTTCCGCCATTATTATGTTTTCGGCTTCTTCAAAGGAAAGGCTTTCCCCTTTTTCGTCAACAAAGGTATTGCCTTCATATTCTCTCCGTCCTGTCTTGTAGATTTTTTTGAATACTTCCACCAATTCATCAAAGTCTATGACTGTCAGTTCTCTCAAGTTGGTTTGATTATTATCGTCAAAGATTTTCTTTATCCATTGCGGTACAGCGTCTCCCGGCTTATCTCCTTCCATGGCGGCGGTGGGATCCAGTTCGTTATTGAGGTTAGCCCAGTCAAACGGTGCCGGTTCTCCGTCCATGCCCAAGGGCGCCCTTCCATCTGTGGTGATTAATCCTAATTGATAGGCTAAGTGATTGATGAAGTATCTTATGTTTCCGGGCATTCTTATATTGTTCGTGGCTTTACTTGCCCTGTTTATGAGTCCGACAAGTCCGTACTTCTCCATGCCATCTTTGTCCAGTGTATTTGTGGATGCCTTTGGATTCCCATGGAGTGTATGCTTGACGTGGTCATCGTATTCATGGGCCACTTGGGCGTTCATGGCAAAACGGGACTGCCTTCCTTTTGCTCTGGCAGCTTCTTCCCATCTTCCTCTTTTTAGGAAATATGCGGCTTTTTCTCCTTCACTGGCCGCTTTTCTCGCCCACCATCTATAGTTGGTTGCTTTGTAGATTTCTTTCCCATAAAGAAAAGCCCTTGCCTGGGCTTTGAGTTCATATGGTGAGATAAGCATGCTGTCTTGTGACGTTTTTAATCCGTCTACTGTGTTCCGCAGTTTTATCTTGAGTTCGTTAATTTCTTCTATGGTGGCTTGTTTTGCTTTTTTCTGTTCGACCTTTTCTTCTTTGAGTTTTTCTTCTTCGCTTAGGAATCCGTTTCTCTTTTTGATGTCATACAGGATCTTTTTACTTACCTTTCCTTCCATGTTCGGATCTAATCTGTCCAATTCTATTAATGAGGCCGTGGCAATTCTTGCATATTGCCTCAATTTCCGCTTCATGGCGTTTTGTTCGATTTCCGCCAGTTTTACTTTTCCTTCTGGAGATTCCAGAACTTTTTCTGCTTCTATCCTAAAATGATCTTTTCCGGAGATGTTTTCTATAAATTCTTCTCTTTGTTTTTTCTTGTATTTCTCTACTTGTTCTTCCATGGTGCCGCCTGCTTCTTGTACGGCGTCTTTGTATGATTCTTCGGTAAATCCTTCTTCTTTAAGTGCCCTTATCCACTCTTTCTTTGTAGGGAAGACGTTTCCTTTTTTCAGCATTTCCAGTCCATATATTCTTTGGCTCCCCAGTTTTCTTTCAAATGTTTCTACTTTTTGGGGAAGGATGTTTTCTTCAAAGTCCACCATGGCTTGTCCGTGGAGTTTTTCCATGAAGTATTTAACGGCGTTTTCTTTGGCAAGTTCTTTGATGTTTTCTTCCCATTTTTTTATGTTTTCTTTTTCGGTCTGCGTATAGTCAAGGCTGTCATCATAGAGGAGTTTCCATCTCTTTTCTTCTGCCCAGGCTTCTATTTCTTCTTCTGATGCCATCATGTGGTCAAAGATTTCTTTTACTTCATCGGACGGATCTTTTAAACCCAAGTAGTTTTCCGGATTCTTTATGATTTCTTTTGTGGTTTTGTATAAGTTTATCAGCCATTTTTTGAACCGCCGGAAAGTCCCCTGCAGTTCTTTGGTTGGTGCTTTCCCTGTCAAAATGTATCTTTCAAATCCTCTTGCAAAACGTTCCTGGATGAAGCGTTCCTGCAGTTCTTTGTTTTCCGGATCTTTCTTGATGGCAGCTTCATATTCTTTAAATTCTTTTTCGATCAAGGTGCCTTTATATTCTTTCATAACATCCGGATAGTATGATGCCCACGCACGGATGGCGTCTCTGTCTTTCTGTGCTTTCTGCAGTGTGGCTTCCAGTACTTTGTCTTCTTTGGCAAGTTCTTTCAGTTCCGGATCAGCTGCGATGTTGTTCAGCATGGACAGCCACCAGTGGGCACTTTCATGAATGACTGTGGATTGGTTAGCTGCTTCAAAGACGTGAAGAATGTTCTGGTCTGCGTCATAGGCTCCTGCGTAGGCTCCTTTGTGTTCTTGGTTGTAGCGGTTAATGATCTGGATAGCTTTATCGTCAAAAATCACAAAGCAGCGGCCGTCTCTTTCACCGTTGTATGTAATTCCTTTTATGCCGAGGCTGTTCAATTTCTCACTGGCACCTTGTGAACCTCCAAATTTCCCTTCTATTACTTTATAAATGTTTCTACCTTTTATGTGTCCATAATCTATTTTTACCCTCTTGATTCGTGATTCCGTATTATTTTCTTTCAATATCTTTATTGCCTCTTTATATGCTTCTTTCGTTTCACCGCTTTCATATTCCATTTCTTCCTGTAATTTTTTCAATGCCTCTGTTTCATTCTTTGTTTCGAACACTGATTGTATAGCAATAGACATCGATGTGTCATATGTAAAAACATTTCCACTTCGTGGATCATACCATTCACCATCTTCATTTATTTTATATACCCTATCTCCTATTTGTACCTCCGCTTCTCTTTTGAAATATATTCTCTGCATAATTCCTCGGAGAGCATCTTTCACTTTTTCGGTTTGTTGGTCAAACGGTTTCTGTTCATCAATCATTTCATCATCTTCTGGTATTTCAACCTCGAAAAATGATTTTTGTTCCCGGACTGTAAATTGATTTTCTTCCAGTAATTTGATTGCTTCTTCCGCTCTTTTTACCTGTGATATAACAAGTTGCGCAGTTTTCCCTTCTTTTGCTTTTATAAATTTTTGTAAACTGTCAATTGCTTTATTTCTATTTCCCGTCTCCAACACTTCTGTAAGTGCCATGGATAATGGAGATTTATCATCTATAATGGTTCCTGTTTTTTCATCATACCAGTCTGCGTCTTTATTTATTTTATATTTTGATTTTCCTGTGATAACTTCTCCGCTTGTCGCTCCTAATACATCTCTATATGCTTTCGCTATTTTCCTGTCTTTTGCAAAATACAATCCCCATCCGTGTGCTTGATTTCCTTCTCCTGTCCCAATGGCTCCTAAATCAAAATGGTCAAAGGTATAGGGGCTTCCGTGATAGGCTTTTTGATGATAAATTTTATATTGTTCCAGGTTCTTTTTCTTGTAAATATTTATGGATGGATATATAATGAGGTCAGAAGAGAGTGATGTATTTTGCGAAAACCGACCCGTACTGGAAACACGGTGTTCGAGAGTCGCATTAATATCACTCTCTATTTTTTTATACTCTTCTTCTGTATAAATGTTGTGGTTGTAATAATCTATCGCTCCACTTCCTTTATCAGCAACAGTTACCACCACATACTGTTTCCCCTTATTGGTCTCCACATTCGAATGAAGATAGTAGAATTTCCATCCTTTGTGCCTTCCGTCTTTTGCTTCTGCAGCTGTGATAATGTTCGCACCACTTATCAATTCCTTTAAACTTTTAATTGACAGCAGTTTCAATGGGTTAGCTGTGGAAGAAGACATTTTCTTCCTTCCGCTTCCTGTAATTTGTACTTCTCCATCTGGTTCTTTTTCTTCAAATTTTATATTTCCCAAAAGTTCATTATAAACACTATGCCCCTGTAGTTCTCTCTTGTAGTAATCAAGGGCTTTTTCTCTTAATTCCTTTATATCTGCATATTCCCCAAATTCATTTCCTTTGATGGTCGCTGTGGTTTCTAATTCATCAGCATGATAACTTTTTCCCTCACTTAATTGCAGTCGTTTCTTAAAATCAAGAAGTATTTGCTTATACCCATCATTTTTTCCGCCATTTTTGATTGACGCTACAATGTTTTCTACGGGCAGGTTATAGATCTTGGAGAAGTTATCTACAAGTCTTGCGTACACAAAAGCGCTTTCTTCTGCCGCCTCTGCTGCTTTGGCAGGAGCTTTTTTCAGTTGTTCCAGCGTGGGAGCGTACACATCGTCATAGGCTTTTTGCGACAAGAGTGTCCTTGCGGCAATGTCTCTTGTGTCCAGTTCTTTTACATAGTCTTCCAGGGATTCAATGGTTTCTACTTCTTTTCTTGCCGCTTGGATGGAATTGATATATCCCTGTTTTTCTTCTTCTGAAAAGGCTGATGTGCTGTCTATTTCATTGAGGGCTTCTTGTTCGGCTATGTCATAGAGTTCTCTTCTGTTCGGTTTTCTTCCGTATTTCTTCCAAGCGTTTGCATACCACCTGTCATTATTTGTCGTTCGAATGTAAGATCCGCCTATATACCCGCTTGTAATTACTCCTCCATGTTCATAGTCTCTGGACCATTCGTACACGGGAACTTTTTCTACTCCTTGCGGTTCATAGTCCGCGTAATATTTATAGTTGATGAGTTCTTCATAGGTTTTCAGTGCTTCTGCTTTTACTTTTTTATAGTTTTCTTTTATATCATCCATGCCTTCAGCAAAGATCTTTTCCATGGCGGTTTTATGTTCCGGATCAGTAAAGTCACGATCAAGAATTGTTTTTGCTACTTCGGCTTCTCTTGCTTCTTTTGTCGCGTTGAATATCTGTCTTGTTTTTTCTATATGTTTTCTTGCTTCTTCAATATCATGGAGTGTCTGCCCGTCTTTATCGAAAGCGGCATGATTAGAGAGTGTCTCTGCGGATTCTTCGGAAATTTTCTGCATGTAGATGCCGGCTTTCAGTTCCAGCTGTGTTCCTTCTTTTACTGCATCGTCCACTTGCTTTGCTGTGGCGATTCCGCCCGTCACGAGCTGCGTCAATGCTGTTCTTCCTTCTTCTGTTTCGGCAGCACCGGCAGCATCAATATATATAGTTCCCATCCCTTCTTTATCGAGTTGCGCCTGTGTCTTCTGCGCATAGACTTCCGGATCTATCTTGAAGACTTTGTTCTGTTCTCTTTCTTTGATGACGGTCTGTGTCATTTCTTTTTCATTCTCACGGTAGAATGCTTCTCTTGCGGCATGCCAGTCTTCTTTTGTCAGTCGTTTCAATCCTGCATAATTACCACCGCCGGAAATGACGGCTCCTGGCATGCCCATCCCTACTGCCGCCGGAATGGCTTCCACCATAGCGTCAAAAGCGCTGTTCCACATGTTTTTCCATGTCATGTTCTTATCTCTTCCCATCATTTTTTCATCAGTGGTAGAGATCAGATCCTGCCAGCCTTCTTCTGCAATTTCTGCCGCCGTCCCTTTGGCATATTGTTTTGCGGCCTCCTTCAAAGCATATTTCCTCATTGCCCCGCGGCTTGCGGACAGAAGTTTATTCCTTGTGCCTGCATTCATGATGGCGGCTTTAGCCGCACTTTTCCCTATGACTTTTCCCAGCGCGCCATAGGCAAGCGACATCAGTCCTGTTTCAACGCCTGCCTGCAGTACGGCTTCACGGGTGGCCATCCCTTTTGCTTCGTTTCTTGAGTACATATTTGTACCATCCGCATTTTTCTTGTTCGCCAGCCGGTAGTAGTTCATCCCCATGTTTGACCTAAGGGATGATGCAAAGATGGTGGCGGCCATGATTCCTCCCACGACCGGCGCCCCCAAGACAGAGGTTATGGCTAACCCTGCCGCCGCTCCTTCCGGGAGGCTTCTCAACATCCCTGCCCCCATCATGGAAAACTGTTTTACGGTTTCGGTTGCAATCAGCCCTATGGTGGAATCGCCGTCATATTCTTTGGTTCTTGCGTTAATGGCTTCTATTTTTTTATTCATTTCTTCATCAGTAATATCTCCGTTCCTGGCCGCATAACCGATTTCAGAAATCTTGTCCATGTTTTGTCCGGCTTCCCATGCATCGGTAAAGGCTTTGAATGCTTCGCCTATGGATGACGGTTCTCCGCTGATTTTTCCGGCCGTGGCTCCTGTGATGACTCCTCTATCATGGAGTATCTGATCTGCTTGTTTTAAGGCAAGTGACGCCGACACAGGATCGTTCATGGCGATTTCCGCCAGTTCCGGATAGAGTTCTTTTAAAGCATTGGCAGAGAACGGACGTCCCTGCATGATTTCTTGTGTTTTCATCCAGGCGTACTGATTCTGTGCCATTTCATAGGCTTCTTTACTGTCCACAAGCATTTGCGCGGGAAGTCCCAACGGGTCCCCTATTTTATGCGCCTGTTCTAAACGTTTCTCCTTATCCGGATCAGGATCATAGAGATTGCTATAGATGTCCATGCTCATATTCTGGAGTCTATTATCCGCCCAACTTTTGGCGGCGTTTGAAATGCTTTCTGCCGCACCACTGATTCCGTCTCCAATTTTTTCTAAAATCCCTTTCGGTTCCTGGTGAGGGGTTGTGTCAATGGTAGGAGTTGTTCTTAGATCAGTATTCGGATCCATTGGCTTGATTCCTAAAAGGATTCGATCTACTCTGTTTTTTACGCTTTCTTCCTCTTGCATTTCCAGTTCGTCCATGGTTTTCTCCTTAGTAATCTTCTATATTTACTTCGTTTTTCTTGACTTTATCCCAGTCTTCTGCGGGAATATAGTGATGTCTTCCGTAGTAGTCCACTGCGTCTATCCCCTTATCATCATAGGTATAGGACACGCTCTTTATTCCAATTTCCATCAATTGTGCCGGACTGGCTTCCGGCGTACTCATTCCAAAGAATCCATAATCCGGTCCCACTTTTTGTTCTGTCAGGGCTTTTATCCACATTCCTTTTCTTTCAAACTGGTTCGGTTCTCTTCCATTTTTACTTTTGAAATCAAAGGCTTCCTGCATGACGATCTTTTTGGCTTCTGCATAGTTTTTCTGTATGTCCGGTTTTGCCAACCCTGTCATGTCCATGACGTCTGTTTCTGTGTCATCTATTTTTACGGAGTATTTCCCTTCTCCCGCCTGTGCTTTTGTTAATTCCTGGCTAAGTTCTACAATTTGTGCAGGAGTAAATCCATATCCCCTTTGTTCCAATTCTTTTAATGTTTTATTCAAGTCATCATCGTTCATGATGTCTGTTCCGATACTGGCTTTTATTCCCGCGAATGCCTTGTTCTGTGCTTCTGCTCCCCCAAATCCGCCATGAGATTTTTCCTGCGTTACAGCTTTTAATGCGCTCAATCTCAAACTGCGATAGGATCCGTTGTTCAAAAGTTCTGGATTTTCTACTCCTTTGGATTTTATGAATTCGTACATATCTTCATTTGATGTTCCATTTTCCGTCATGTCCATCAATTGGATCTGCAGGTTATTCATCATTTCTGTTTCTTTGGCTTTTTTTGCTTGGATATGTTCTCCAAATACAGAAAAAAAGGAATTTCTTTCGGTCTCTTCCAAAGCGGCTTTTTCCTCGTCAGACATGACATGATGTCCCAATTCCTCTCCGTATAATTCTTTATAACGTTCTGATACATCGTTTAGATAGTTGTTTCTTCTTGCGGCTTCTGTCCCGCCTGCGCCGCCGTTATGGGAAAGGATTGCCAGTTCATCATCGCCGCCGTGGTATTCCAAATCTTTTTTGTACAGTTTCGCCGCCGCTATGATGCTTTTTTCCGGATCTTTTCTATCCGCCGGATCCAGCCCTACAGATAGTCCCGTATCTGATTTAAATTGGAATGGCCCTAATGTAGGGTCTCCGTCATTATCATCATGATAGGCTTCCGGATTAAAGGTGGATTCCTGCATGCACATGGCTTTCAGGTTTCTTATCTGTTCATCGGAAAGCCCTGTTTCTTTTTGTGCTTTTCTAAAAAATGAATCCCATTTATCATAGGATTCATTCCCGGTAGCAATGCCCTTTATATCTTTCCCGAAAGACAACGGATTTTCTTTTCTATAGGCTTCCCATACTTCTTCTTTGGATTTTCCCATCATTTCCGGATGGTTATTCAGCCATGTTTCCGCGCTGTCTTTTGTGGTCTTTGCTACTTTTTTACCTGTAAATAATGTTTCGTATTTCTTTAAAATAACTTCATTCCCGCCTCTTGCCCTCAATTGTCCTATGAGTGTATTTCCCCGTTCATAGTCATTAGACGCGGCTAATGTGGAGAGAACGGTTTCCGCTGTATGATCCAGGATGGCTCTTTGTTTAATGTCTATGGATTTTTCGTCCATTCCTGTTCCGGCCATGATGGCCCTTGATGTTGTCTCCATATTTCCATAGACGGATTCGAAACTGTCCGGACTTCTCACAATCGAGTTGATGGCGTTTTCATTCATTTCTGTCATCTGATTGCTTGCATAGGAGAGAAATTCTTTTCTTTGGAATTTATCTATGCTGTCTAAGTTAGAAGTGATTGACGTTTCTACCTGGTTACGAAATGCTCTGTTGGCATACTCTGAACTTATTCCGTATTGTCTCATAATTTGCTGGCGAATCTTCTCTTCATTCTGCTGATAAGCTGCCTGGAGTCCTTCTGCGTTTTTCCCCTGCATGGTGTTTGTTAATCCGTTTTTTTCATCGTACAAAAGGGAATTAATCTGCCGATTGTATTCGTTTGTCGCGTCAACAACTCTGTCATTTTGGTCTTTCATCCACGCTTTTGTTCTTGCATCAATTACCTGCCCTAAAGCATTCCCCAATGCTTCTGTACCTGTTACGTTCGCGCCATAAGCATTGGGATCGGTGATTGGGTTTATTTTTGCGTTTGAGAGGTTTTTATTTATCGTTGAATCGTATTGTGTGAGTTTCATTATTTCCTCCAGATGGAACGCCACGGATCATAGTGTTTTCCTATGCCTTGCCCTATGATGTCTTTCGTCTGTGTCAGCCCTACTTTTGGGATAAATCCTGTACTTATGGCATTTCTTGTGTACATTGGAGCAGGTGTGGTATATGTCAGATTTCCGCCGGTAAGACTCCCTTCAAATCCGGTTCTCATATCCATTCCTGCAGGTTTTGGAAGGCTTGCTCCTGCGAATTGTTTATACGTCCCAAACATCCCTGCGGCAGTTGAAATGAAGTTTGCCAATCTTTGGGATTTCCCCTGTGCTTTTGCGTTCGCCGCGGAGGCTCTTGCGGCGGATGCCTGGTTCTCATAATTGACCTGGTTTATATATGCGTCTAAGGTATCATTTCTTTGGTTGCCCAAAAGATTCATGCTGTCTTTTCTGTATTCGCTTATGGCTGCGCTGTTTGCGTCAAGAACGCTTCCTATATTATCCAGTCCTGATGCTCCTGCAGATGCCGCTTGTTGCCCCAAAATGAGTCTTCTTTTACTGTTCAGCTTTTCCTGCTGCTGTGCGTAGTTTTCCGCAATCTGTTCTCTTTGCCGGTCCATTATTCTTGCATTCTGATCTGCCGCCTGTGCCTGCGCGTTATATGCAGACACCTGCGCTGCGGTCTGCTGTTTTATCTGCCTGTTCTGATTAATCCCCGATATAAGCTGCAGCCCCATCATGGCGCCCATTACACTGCACATTATTTCCCTCCTATTTCAAATCTCACAAAAATATCTCCTTTTTCTGTTTTGCATGTATCTGTAAAAAGCGCCCCGGCACGTTTGATGTATCGGAGCGCTCTTGTATTGTCCTCATGGATCCAGTTTGTCATGTATCCATATTTTCCTTTACAGTCGTTGATGTACTGCAGTCCTATTTTCACAAGTTCTTTATGGTACAGATCTACAAGGACGGTTCCTAATGCCCATATGCAATATGATTTTTTCACGAAACCGAATATCATGACGGGTTCTCCGTTCTTGGCCACATAGGCTTCATCGGATAAAATAATGGATTGTCTCACGGCTTCTTCTCCATGATCACAAATGGCGGTGATTTCTTTTTTATCCATAGGTCTCATGTTTTCAAAGATGTATTTTGTCAGCCAAGGAACATCTTGTTCTTTTATTTTTTCTATGGTGATTTTTCCGTAGTTATCCATCGAGTTCTACCTCTCTTACGACTGTCGACAGGTTAAACGGGTATGGTTCATCTGATGTGATGACTGTTCTCCCTGTGAGTTCAAATCCTCTGTTCGGCATGGTGATGTGTTTATCTCCGCTGTACAGAACAACATCCTGTTCCGAAAATTCATCGTATTTGATAGGTAATGTATTTGTTTTTTCTATCCCCACCCGTCCGCCAAGGGAATGATTCAGTCTCAGCGTGACGGCGGAGACTTTCTTTTTCCGCCCTTGGATGGTTCCTGTTTTGGTGTTTATTTCCAGGTTTGGAAGTTCTACCGTCATTGTATAGGGCAGTCCTGCGATGATATAGGATGCCTCCTGCGGAAGTGTGAAGTTTCCGCCTTCGTCCGTTTGAATTTTTTCATAGTACCTTCCATCCGCCAAGACCCCTATTTTGGCATTGGGCAAATGAGGGACAGATCCTTTTGCCGTGGTTTCTGTTATCTTCACCGAAGCGTCCAGCATGATATAGTCTTTGGGATTTTCTGTTTCCTTATTGTTACATAGTTCTTCTATGTATGTTTGATTTCCCCTTTTTACCGCGATGTACACGTTATCTTCGTTTTGATTTTCCACATTGCAGACTGCCATGACTTTTCCTTCTGTTTTTATTCTTGACCAGGCATATACTTTTTGGTCTTGTATGTAGGAAAGACAAGCCATTGTTCCGTCTGAAAGGACAAAGTACAGTTTTGAGTCCGGTTCCTGCATGTAGGCCATATCTTCTATGGTTGTGTTTTTTGTAATGTGTTTTGCCAAGAGTGTTAGATCTGCCCCATCGTAGGAGTCTGATTCAAAACGATACTGCATGTCTCTTACTGTTTTTCCTCTGTGCTGCACGAAGATGACCCGCCCGCCGATGGATAAGGGAATGACATTCGTCGTCCCTCTGGATGTCTGCATTTTGGGGTTTGCTTTTGTTGGCGTGACCGCGGATCCGCCGGAAAGGATCCATTCATTTCCGCCTGTCATTATGACTAAATCTGATTCCGGCACAAGGTGCTCTATGGTCTGCTGTTTTCTATTAATAAACGCCAAAGCTACCGCCGAATCATCTGTGACGGTTCCGGATGTTTTTTCTACAGAGAAGTTATTATAGTCCCCACTTCTTGAGAGCCACAGCATATACGGCTGTTTTTTTGTGGCGGCTACACATAATCTGTCTTGGAAGAAACCTATTGCCGATGGATAACCAAATTGGTCATTCCATGCGTTTAAGCAGACGTAATCCGCCGGGTTTGTATTTGCAAGGGGATCTATGACTTCCGCATTGACTTCCAATGGAGAGATGTAACCGGTGATTCTTACCATTCCTACGTGTGTATATGGTAGTGCGGTGAGGTCTGTATTCCCCGCTGTAGATACAATTCTTAGTCTTGTGTATTCTTCTACCGTTCCGGATTCCGATGCATTGAAGTCATCGTTCGATTTATAGTTTCTGTAATCTTTCCACGGACCATTGTTTGTGCTTTTCTGCACGGTTACGGTTCCTGTCCATGTACCATGGGTAATGATCTTCCATGATTTTCCACAGAGCACTTCTCCCGATGTCCCGCCGCCGTTTTGTGTCACAGTCTGCGAGTCTACTTCCTGGTTGAGCTGTATATAGGCGCCGATCATGTTTTCTGAAAAATAGTTTTTACTTGCATATAGTTTAATGGTTCCTGTTTTCCCCGATGGCACTATTGACAGATCGGCTTCCAGTTTTATGTTTACCCATCCAGGACTTCCGGGAGATCCATTTTCTCTCCCCGTTCCGCCTATGCCACCGGCACCGCCATTACCCATGTTTGCGCCGTTTATTTCTTCGTGACCATATTTTCCGCCTTCTGCGGTAATTCCGTTGAAAGATGATTGGGTTCCATCTGTTCCGGGTTCTCCATCGGTTCCTTTACCGCCGGTCCCGCCGGCTCCCACGACTATTGTATAAGAGTTATCTTTTTTCAAATCTATTCTTTGCGTTACAAGGGCACCTCTGCCGCCGTCACCGCCTTTTATGTACTTATTATTAAATATTTTTATGTGTTTCCCGCCAGCTCCGCCACCGCCGCCGCCCGCTATTGTTACTGTATATGTGCCGTCTTTTTTACAATTGAAGGTGTATGTTCCTGCAGAATTGTACGATGTATCTACTTTCCCTTCCATTTCTGTTGAAAGGGAAATATCGAAGTATGGCTTTTTTATTTCATAGTCTTCGATGGTCCAATTGGTGTCGCTGTACCTTGACAGTTTTTGTATCGGATGTTTTCCTGATGCAATAAACATCACATCGGCAGACTGGCATGTCCTTAGTTCTTTCAGTTCATCTTCTGCGAATGGTGTGACAAGTTCTACTCCTGTATATCTGTTTCCTTTCCAAATTCGTATATATCTGTCTCCCATTTCAAGCATGAATGAACTGTCTATTGTTGTAAATTCTTTTAGAATTACTTTTTCATTTTTTGTCTTTCCACAGTACAAGGTTCCTCCACGTTTATACACCGCGCCATAAGGACGTATATAGGCATTTTCCGCCGTAAGCAATGCGGCTGCGTATTTATCCAGGTCTATTCTGTTTGCGACTTCCGGAGATATTTCCCCTGTGGCAAATGATGATTGAATGTGGTAGATAGTTTCTCTTTGCATATTAGCCTCTCATATTGAAATATTTGTGAGGATATGTCGTTTCGTGATGATTCTGTACGGCGCTTTCCTGTTTCGCATTAATCAGCGCCTGATGCATAAGTTGATACTGCAAATTTGCAGCACTGGGACTTCCCGACAAAGGTACTGCTATATTTGCCGCTAAAGAATGAGACAGTGCCTCAATGAAGTAATCGGTGAACAGTTCCCCGTTCTCCACGTCTGCGGTATAGCTTGCATAGGCGTTTTGTATATCTGTGCAGATTACTTTTGTTGAGTCGTTTACCGTTGAAATGAAGTAGTCTTCTTTTCCTATTTCTCTTGCGCTTTCTTTTTCGTAGATTTTTCGGATGACAAGGCATTTTGCCGGGTAGGCATAGATGTACTTCCATCCGGGGATTTTTTCATTTAAGAGTGCGAGTTTTACATATCTTTCCGCAAATCCCCATCTGTGTTCGGACAGGAGTTTTCTTCTTAAATGGTCATAGAATATACCGCACTGAATTGCTTCTTCCGATTCTTCTTCAATTGATGCTATTCTGCCTTGCCCGATATAAGCAAGGGCCATGTTACAAATGTCTGTACTGTTCATAGATCCTCCTTTTCTCTATCTACTACTTTTTAAGTAGTTTTAAGAGTAGTAAACATAGAAAAAGAGGAGACGCTTCTGCGCCGTCCTCTTTGTCTTTAACAGTATTTCTTTACCAGCTCTACCAGTTCTTCTTTGGTTTTAATGTCCTTCGGAACATCTTTCCCTGCACGGATTAATCTGGCGCGGAGTTCATTGGCGGAAAGGTCTTCTAATTTCCGCCCTCCTACCGCTTGTCCAAAGTGGATGCCACTCATACGAGGTCTACATCCATCGTGAGGAATGCGCGGATGGTTCCTGTTGTGGCCCCTGCTACTTCAATCTGCAGGAATTTCTTGCATCCCGCCGGTACTTTCACTGCCGCACCTGCCCCTTCGTCTTTTGCAAGAGAAAGAGTTGTCAGCGTGACGGCTCCCGTCATATCTTCTTTGTCCGCGGTCTTAAGTGTGATTGTTGCCGCGGCAGAAAGCGGTTTCAACGCAATGACTTTCAGCCACAACGGATTATACGCGTCTCCGCCTTCGCCGTTATTTACGACTGTAGATTTTGTTCCTTTGGACAAATCCTGTTCATAGAAAAAGGTGTTTTCTGCATCAATAATCATTTTTTGTCCTCCTTATTTGGCTTCTGCAATGGCGTCTTCGGTGTCTACGAGTGCATCTTCTTTACGGACAAGGATGCCGTTGACGGATATGGTTACCAAACCCTCCATCAGTTCGCGGCGGGTAATGTAGGAATTAGCTTTATCGCTATAGAAGATGGTGAGGAATGTATACATTTCCGGGGAGACGTACCATACGGGATGTACGGTGTTGAGGTTTCTCATGCGGTTCTGCGCACGGATCATTGCGTCTACTACCGCTTTTTTCTGTTCCACCGTGGCAGAAGCGGCGTTCAAGACTCCTAAATCAATGTTCCTTACTGCGGCGACCATTTCAGGATCTTTGACGGCAAGCCCGGGTTTCCAATTGAAGATTGTGGAAAGGGCGCGGAATTTACGTCCATCTGGATCAGTAGCGTCCACTTCTCCCAAGTCCTTTCGTTTCAATCCTGCATAGCCATACTTCGGATAAATTCCTGTTACGGCACGTTCACCCCATCCTACGAGGTAAGCGGAAGAAAGTTTACCCTTCCCTGTGCCGCCAGCATTGATGACCTGGTAAGAGGCATCGTGTTTTTTCCCGCCGTACTTATTGTAGCGGATCCCCAGTCCGTTAAATTCATCCAGATTCTTTTCGGAGTTTCCGTAGAACATGTAGCGAGCCACTGCCTCACCCATTGCTTCTACATGTGCCATGTCTTCGGATGTTCTGAACGCTTCTTTATCAGGAGCAAGAGACACGAGTTCTACGTCCACTTCCGAGCGGGACTCCATCAGGCAGCAGGTGTCAGTTACCTGTTTTGTGCTGGATTTTCCTACCGGCACGCCGCGGTTTATCTGCCTAAGATGTACTTCGGGCAAGCCGTTCCACTGCGTGGTTTGGTTGCCTGTAGGCAGGTTCCCTTCTGCCCATTTTATGTCTTCTAAAATTGGATTGGACTGGACGAGTGTTTCAATGACCGTATCAATGGATCCATCCGGTGCCTGTCTTTTTCTTAAATCATTCAGTGTTAATGCTACTGCCATTTGTTATTCCTCCTTAATAGTTGTCAAAATTGGTATTGGGATACATGGGTGTTTTCCCGCCTTTTGCATTTCCGCCGCCTACGCCGCCGTCTTCGGAAACAAGTCTTCCCAGTTCAGAAATGGCACGTACGATTTCTATACGGTCTCCTACTCCTGTTTCGCTTAGGAGTTTCCTGATTCCGGGACAGGTTTTTTCCAGGTGCTGGAGTCCTGCACCGTACTCGTTCATGGTTTTCTCGAAGTCCGCCCCAAGTTCTTTTCGGGTTTCTTCCTGCCACTTGTCGTACTGTGCTTCCCGCATGTCGTTCATCTGCTGGATAAGCCCTTTCCCGTACTCAAAACCGTATGCGGCCATCTGGGTTGCCTGTTCGTTAGTGAGGTTCATTCCTTTGCAGATTTCACCGAATTTCTGTGAAATGGCTTCATCTAAGGTTTCGCCTTCGGGCAATGCCGATGTGAAATCGTATGCTTCCGGTGCACCTTGCGGGTTCTGCGGATCCGGTTCCTGGTTCTGTGCCTGCGGTTCTGTGCCTGCCTGCTGTGCCAGTCTTCCCGGTTCTTGATTCTGTACCTGTGGTTCTACCTGCGGGTTCTGCGGATCCGTGTTATTGTTCGCCTGTGCCTGCTGGTTCTGTACGCCTTCCATTTGTTATTCCTCCTTGTTTTCTAATAATGCTTTTGCTTTGAATTGAAATTCGATGTATTCTTTTTCGGCTTTTTGTCTTAGTTCGAATCCTTCTTTTCCTAAGAGTTCGACCATCTCTTTTTCTATCTGGATCCCGATTGACCTTCTGCCCTCGTTGTAGAATGTCTGCGAATTTCCTGTGAATGTTTCGGCTTTGTAGCCTGTCATTTCAAGAATGTGAATAAAAAACCATCTCCCCGCTTTGCTTTTCAAAACGGTTCTGATGGCTTTTACGTCTTCTTCTCTTTTCTGTTTTTCTATATATTTCCGAATGAGCACATCGTGCTCTGTTACATTTGTTTTCATTTATCCACCACCTATCCCCAAGAGGTTCTGCAATGCAGGGTTTCCATCATTGGCAGCATCTGTCAGGTTTTTCGCCGCCTGTGCCGCCGGTGCCATGGCCTGTGCCTGCTGCATCATGTACTGCTGTTCTTGCTGCTGTTCCATGGCTTCTTGTTCGGCTGCTATCATCTGCATAATTTCTTCCGTGCTTCTCTGCATGACGGCAGGAGCTCCAAGGAGTTCAAAGTATCTCTTGACTGTACCGATCGGATCGATGGCTTTCAGGGCTTCCGGATAGATCTGCGCCATTTGTCCAGCGAATGACACGGCTTGTTCGATATTGACAAGGCCGCTCATTTTCTGCGCTTGGGCAAGAGGTGAGATGTATTCTATCTTGATGTCCTGGTCTGCCATTCTTTCGGCAAGTTCTTCCGGCAGTGGCGGGAATAGTCCCATTCTTTCGGCGATGTTATAGACTCTTTCGATAATCGGAGAAAGGAATTCATCCTGCAGGCGTTCTACCACAGGTCCCAGCTGCTGGAGTTTTTCCTGCTGGCGTTCCATAACTTCCCGCGCTGTCATCTGCGGAGTGTCGATGGAGTCGAGCATAAGGAAGAGGTCTGCGCTGTAGGTTCTTCTTATGCTTTCTTCTGTCCGTTGGATTTCTGTGGCAAGCCATTCCGGATTTCCCGGCACTTGGAAGAGAGGTTCTACTGTTGGATTGGTTCCCGTATTGTTTAGGTTCGTATATCCTCCCGGTATCAGATCAACTCCTCCGATATCTCCTACAATTGCGGGTCCTTTCATTGGTGGCTTTACCATAAGCTCTACTGCCGTCAGGAAGTCTTTTTTCATGATCTGCAGCATTCTTGCATCGCCTTCGGCGTACCATCCGGGACCTTTTCCATAGGGGCTTCCCTCAATTGTCTGGTATCTTGCCGTTGGAACAGGAAATTCTTCAAATCCGCCGGTAAATAAAAAGCCTTTCCCTTCGTCTACTGATTGTTTATCTATCCAGTAAAGCGAGGTGTAAGGCATATTTTTACTTCCCATTTGTCCGACTGTCCTGTATCTGTTCGGCATGACAAGCCAATAGGTGGTAAATGATTTATTGTATCTTCCGCCTTCGTTTTGCAGGGCGTCTTTGACGGCACGCGGCAGATTTTCTTCTCCAAATTGTTCCAGGAGCTGGTCTGCTGTCATCTGGAATTCTCTGCAGAATGTATCTACTCTCCCGCTTGCTCCGCTTGCCAAGTAGTAGGTTCCTATGGTGTACTGCTGAAATCTCACGCCTGTTTCCGGTGATGCGAATACTCCCAATGGTGCCTGCCCGTGGGCAATTTCCATGTAGCACGAATGAATGGAGTTATAGAAGTTAGATCGATGGAGCATGTACTCCACGATTTCCTGTCTGATATCGAGGACGCTTGCGGCTTCCATGTCTTCGTTTGCGCTGCTGTTTGAAAATCCGAATTTAAACCATTGTCTTGACGGCGGTGTGAGTCCGGATTCCATTCCTGCGGCAAATGCGATATTAGCAAGCCACGCTACACCGTTTGAGATCATGAGGTCTTTTCTTCGGGCTTTGTTTGTCGCGTCGGCGGTGTCTCCAAATTCCCCGATGAAAGGGAGTTGGTGATCTCTTATATCTTTCCATCGTTCTTCATAGTCCCGCCGGTACTCCCGCATGGCTTTTACACGATGAAGAACGCTTTGTTTATCCGGCGCTCTGATTGTCGGCTGGTCTGCCGGTAGGGCAGCCGCTGTTATTGATAGTCTCTCCATTTTTTACCCCAATGTTGATTTTGTATTGGTCGGTGCAACGTCCGCCAGTCTTGTTGCCGCATATCCTTGTTTCTGTTTTCTTCTTTTAGCGGCTTCGGTGTCGGCGGTTCCGCCGGCGTCAATGTCTGCATTGGTGATTGTGGTTGCAGACGGCGCTACTTGTTTAATTTCCGGAGTGCTTACGCTTTGTTTTCCTCCGAATAATGCTGAACACATTTAAGTACCTCCTTTAAGTAAATAATTGATATTTTGTATTGACTCTTTTCTTGTTGGGTGCCCTGATCACCGGAACGGCGAATGTCAAAGCTAAGGCATCCGCATCGTTAGGGGATGGAATGCCTTTCTGTTTCATGTATTCTTTTGACTGCAGCTGGAGTTTCCCGTCTTCTGTCGGTTTGATTTCTACTCCTGTCAGATCGTCCTGCATCTGCTGATCATCGGGATATGCCCCGCCGTTCGCAAGCCATTTTCTCATCTGGTCCCACATATACGCCCGCATGTTTTTACATGCCATATCGGGAGATTCTCCGCTGAATGGAATTAGGTTCCAGTGCCGTCCCATGGTTTCCCCTGCCGAATAGATTCCTGTGCCATAGCCCATGTCTATATTGACCGCATCTGCTTTGTATTCGTCTTGGTATCTGGCTATCAAGTTGGCTACGGCTATATCGTTGTTGTTTTTTTGTATTTTCTTAAGACGTTTTGCCATTAAGCCTTGTCTTAGCCATATGGCGGTGGCGTCATCTCCCATCCATGCGGGGTCTACCCCTATAATGACTGGGGCAAAGTTAAATTGTTCCGGTTTCAGGTTTCTTCCCCGCGCTTTTTCCGCCAGTTCTGTTGAAATAAGCTGTAGTGAGCTTGCGTTCGGGAATTGTCCTTTGACTCTGACTCTTACGTAGTCGCTGTCTTCTCCAAAAGTGTTTATCCACTGCTGTATGAGACTTTTGTTTGAAAAGGAAACGCTTCTTGAGTCTACTTGTTTTTTATTCCATAAGTTTCTGAATTTATGAAAGCAGTCGTAAAATCTTCCTGTGTTTCTTGTGGGGTTTCCGAATGCGCACCATATGATTTCTGTGTCTTTATCTGTCATAGCGCCTTCGGCTACTTCCCAGATCTGATTGGATATGGCGGAAGCTTCATCAAAAAGCATCAGTATTCTATTTCCCTGGTTATGCAGTCCTGCAAAGGCTTCGGTGTTATTATCACTCCACGGGATGGCGTCTATGCGCCAGTTCTTTTCTTTTCCCGGTTCGTTCGCAAATATGGCGGTGGCTGTGGCTGTGAACAAAGGCCGCCCGATAAATAGGTTGTACCATTTTATGAGTTCCGGCCACGTTTTGGTTCGGAGCTGTGTTTCGGTGTTTGCAGTTACAACTCCCCTGGTGTTTTCATGTGTTGATATTGCCCAGAGGATAAGCCATGCGACTAACGTACTTTTCCCTATCCCATGACCTGACGCCACGGCTTCTCTGACCACGTTGTCTTTTGTTTTCACGCCGTCTCTTATGTCTTTCAGTATGTCTTTCTGCCATTCTTCGGGACCGTTCATTTTCTCCAGCGGCCCCGGTTCTCCCCAAGAAAATGCAAAGTAGACAAATTTTAAGGGGTCGTGTGTGTATTCACCTAAGGCTTCGACAAGTTCAATGATTTCATTCATTTTTTATCACGCGCTCCCGCGCTGCTTTTAAAGCGTTTGTCATGCTGATTTCTCCTTTGACTTCTACTTCTCTTTTATCCCGCCAGTCTTCGGGTTTTCTATTTTTCAGGAAGAAGATGATTGCCAGTGTTTCCGGCGCCATCTGCTTTTTTGTTTTTTTTAATTTTTTCTTGCCTTCGTCGTCTATTTCTATTGTTGTTTCTTCGAATTCATAGCCCACGGCCCTTTTATAGAGTGCATTTTCTACTTCTATGTCTACTATGTTTTTATTTTTTTTTAGGGCGTCTGCTATGTCCGGGAATCTCTTTTTCCACTCTGAAAGCGTGCTTCTACGAATGCCCATGTTGTGAGCAATCTGTTCGTCAATCAATCCGTCTCTTGCCCAGGCGGCTATTTGCAAAAGGCCGTCTTTTGTTCGCCAATATTCAAATTTACCTTTTGCCACAGCAGCCTCCTTCCATCAAAAAAGGCACTCGCAATGAGTGCCGCCGGAAATACAAAACCGCCCTTTCGGACGGTATCATGATGTTTTTTCATACTTATTCAACTTTAATTTATCACTTTGTCACGCATGACCGCAAGTGACCTGCAGTGACACTACGTGACATCTATTTCTTTTTTATATTTGAAATAATTTAGCGGTATTTCAGGATAATTCAATCCGCATCATTTTTTCTCACAACATCCATATCGAGCGTGACTGTTCCGATTAGATCTTTCGTCACGCAAAACTTATGCTTTGATCTCATGTAACCTTTGAATTCCACATCGTACCATACAATCTCTATCGTATCATTAGAGATCCTTTTTACAGATTGTACATTTTCTTTATTCTGAACAAAGCAATCGATATAGTCATCTATATTTTTAAAACGTCCGTTGTTTTCTTCAACGTCCCAATCTGTACCTTCTCCGTTTACTGTAATCGCCCCCGTGTCCAACTCTTCTACATGGACATAAATCCTGTCGGAAGTTTTATATATGTTGATTCTGACCAATTCGTAGGTTTCTATTTCTTTCAAATCGTTTAGATCGTTGCCGCTGCCGATAAGAACAGTTTCACCGATCATTGATTTTTTTACCCGAGAATTGGCGGGCGGTTCGGTGCTTACATAAACATTGAATCTTGTCCTGAATCTCTCATCGACAAGCTCCACCCTTTCATTCAATCCGGGTTTCAATGCGGTAGCGACGGCGATCACTCCGTTCGGGCTCCCCTCGATATTGAACAAAATACCTTTTTTAACGTCTTGCATTCCATACAATTTAAACATTTTATTCCTCCTTGACTCATTTAAAACTTTTTTGACTTTTAATAATTCCTCATCGGTCATATTAATAGACCGGCTTCGGGCACCAGGCGGCAGTGTTCTTTTAGCGCCGGACCCTTTACGACGCCCGCCCCAACCTGTTTTATTTTCTTTCATCCTCATTCTCCTTTTTTATTTTCAGTATATTCCTCAAGCAGATATTTATACTGTCTTATGCTGTCTTCGAGGTCGGTATTTCCGCACTGTTCTTTCATATCTTCAATGGCGTCTTGATCATCAATTTCTTCTTCCATTTCATCGCAGCGTTCTTGCATCGCAATGAGGTTTTTCCACCAGTTATACTCATCTTCCCTCATTTCATAGGCATCAACCTCATCATTGTACGCCGGCATCGGGCCGAATCCTACCAAGTCTTCTGTGATGTCAAGTCCGTTTTTTCGGTAATTGAGATCCTTAATTTCGTTATTTCTGTCCGTAATTGCAATTTTCATTTTTTATGCCTCCTTTTTCGTATAGACGGTTTCGTACCAGTTCTTTACAATTTCGCGGATAGTATCATCTCTGATATCAATCCAGTAGGAAGCCTTTGTTTGACTAATAAACCAATCATACCAATCTTTGGCGAAAGGTGCTTTACTGTTTCTTTCTAAGGCTTCTTTTGCTTTTGGCATGAATCCATTTCTGATTTTTGCCGCCCAAGCAATTTGCTTTTCCGATCCTTCGATTTCCGGAAGTCCGGCTTCTTCTGCCTTTTTAATTTCTTTTGCGACTTGTTCTTTTTTACATTCTTCGCAGAGTCCGTATCTTTCAAGCCATTCAATTTTTCTTTCCCGGTCTGCGCATTTCCCAAATAACTGGATTGTTTCTGTGTGTCCGCAACTCATTTTTACTTCGTACTTCATTTTGTTTTCCTCCTGTGGGTTTAAATAATCTGCGGGGTCACCCCCCCTTCCTTGATTATATATTATAATATCATATTTGATTTGTCAATATCTTTTCAAGTGTTTCGTTATAATTATTTTTTATATCATGCAACAGAAAAAGAGCAAGGATTTCTCCCTGCTCCTTTTCCTTTTTCAGATTATTTCAACCCACAGAGGTTTCCCTCTGACGTCTATATAATACCACTATAAATTAATTTGCGCAATAAAAAAGCGGGAACCCCGCCTTTTCTCAATACAAGACTCCCGCATCCTCTGCACCACCCCATGTCTGTAATTTCCTTTTTCTAATTTTCAAACTATATCACATTTTCTTCAAATTATCATACGCCCCTTGGGCATCCAGATACCAGTCATCTTGTTCGAATCCACAATGATTACATTTAAATCTCATAAGTTGATTCATGAACTCTTTATTATATGTCATACCCATATAACTTCCACAGTACGGGCATTTTGCAATTGCTCTGATTTTATCATCCCTTGACATAAATCTTATTGTAAAATCTTCTTCTGGATGTCCTATACACATCAGAAACTCACCTCTTTATGCCTTTTTGAAAGTTCGTCCAATGCCGATTTGTGTATTCTCATCATCGTCCGGTAGTATTTGAAGTTATTCGTGACTTCAATTGTGTGCCACGCCCAATTGAGCAGGTACCGCTGCCGCATGATTGTGTGTCGTATCGGATTTTTCAATTCTTCTATGTATGTTTCTGCCTTTTTCAGCATTTTTTCATATTTCTTTTTTTCCCGTTCATAGTTTTCTTTCGCCGTTTCGTACTGGATAAGTACGGGCGGAATTGTTTGTATTGAATTTGAACCGCCGGAAATGTGCTCCGCTGGTAAAGCTCCGTTCATCTGTTCTTCGAGTTTTCTATATTCATTTTCCGCCAATTCCACTTTGACCGGCTGAACTTCTTTCAAATTATAGAAGAATTGTCTGATTGTCATGTTTCTCTCCTTGTGGTTTTTAATTTCGAATTAACTCTTCTGCTTCTTCAACTGCATTTTTAATTTCCATCCATGCATCACCATTACCGCATATAGTGTTGTTTCTTATAATGTTTAACAGTCTTTCATGACTGGCAAAAATTTTCTCTATATACCTAAGCGCTTCTGCACATTCATTGCAATATTCTTTTCCTATTTTCCACGTTGAAAATGCCATTAACAGAGTGACTATTCTTTGTCTTTTATCCATGTTTTTTCCCTTTCACCACAAATAATTCTCCATCTTTTTCTGCTAAACAAATATTATCCATATCTTTTAATTCTTCTATTTCCACAAAGGGTTGTTTTGGTGGCGGAAAATCTATACATAAACAGACCTCTCCCAGCAGTTCGTACTTTACTATAAATCTGTACCCTTCTTCGTATAAAAGCTTTTTTAACAGTAGATTTCTTCCTTGTGGTGATGTAATGCTGTGCTTTTCACAAATACTGTCCATCTCGTTTGTCCTCTTTGGTCTCCAAGCATCGGTCTATACGGCGAATGCTTTATTACTTCACTGAATTTGAGTTGTGTTTCGTTCCACTTAAAGATTAATATGCCATTTTCTTTCAGTACTCTGAATATTTCCGAAAAAGCTTTTTTGAAGAATGTTTCCCAGTTCTCAGGTAACTTCCCATACTTTATATTCAGCCAAGATGTTTTTCCTGCGCGGATCATATGCGGCGGATCGAATATAACAAGGTCAAATGTTTCATCTTCAAAGTCCATATCTGTGACGTTTCCTACATGGTTTGGTTCTATTCTTATTTTTCTTCCGCCGGAATATTCTTTTACTCCAGCACGGACGTCTTGAAATGTTACCATCGAAAGATCTTTTTCGTACCAGAACATTTTTCCGCCGCAGCATGCATCAAGTATTTTCATTTCTTCCTTGTCCTTTTGATTTCCAGTGCTCCAGTGAGTATTCCTTCAATGAAGCTGCTGTTGGCCTTTACGTCACTTCCGCCTGTTTTTATCATCAGTCCTTTTTCTTCGTTAAGGTAGAAGTTTTTTATCTGTCTTTTTTCTTTCTTGAAATGAAGTGTGAAGTGTTCTCCTATTTCTACATTCAAGAGTTCCGCCACTTTTTTTATGTAATTCATGTCTCCTCCTCGATGTCTTCAACAACCTTACTCATTACATAGTCAGCACATGGCTGTGCCATTCCGTTTCCTATTGCTCTGTATCTTGCTGTATCGCTCCCGCCTTCTGTCCAGTTGTCCGGAAGTCCCTGCAGTCTTTCACACTCAAGCGGCGTAAGGCGGCGGACGTAATCTTTAACTATGATCGGATTTTGATAATTGAGACTATATCCTCCTTGGTTTTTTGCCTGTAATGTCATTGATATCTGCGAAAGTCGACTGTTTCTACAGTCAATCGCATAGGCAACCGCTAATCTTGTTGATGGTTTTAATGTAGATGTTTTATCCTCATAGATCGGCATGTTGTTTTTTATACTTGCGTCTCTGTTAAATGTGTATATGAGCGGTACTTGATTCCCGCCGGTCCCCATTCTGTTATTGAGTGTCTGTACTGTTCCGTCATTTCTTTCTCTTATGACGTCTTGCGCGTGTGTCATATCAAGAA